CAGTTCCAGTTCCACCTGCTGCATAGCTTCCAAGTTTCCAAGGTTGTGCGCTACCAGAACTTGGTGCGGTTGTTTGTATTGCACCTGCCTTGCTTACGCTAAACTGAGAAACGCTACCTACTTTTAAGTTTAATAATTTAGAAGATGAACCACTTGCCGTGTTAGTTACGTTTAGAAATATACCATCAGGGTTGCCTGTTGTGTTCCAAGTTGTATCAAGGTATAATGCACTTGCATTAGATGAAGATGAAACTACTTGACCTGAACCATCAAAGTAAGAAAAGCTACTTGAAGGCAATACTGTATTATATTGACCTGTGATTGCAACACTTCCTGCTACTTGTAGTTTTCCTAAAAAGCCCTCTGTTGTTGTTCCAATTAATACTGCTCCCCCACTTGTTATGCGCATACGTTCGGAATTATTAACTCCAAAAACTAAATAATCTCCATTATGAGCATAACTTAAATATCCATTATCTGCACCCGTATCTCCAAAATATAATTCACTAAACCCAGTAGTTGTAGTTGATTTTAAAGTCATTTGTGGATTAACCGCTGAAACTTCTAATAATCTTGTTGGAGCAGTAGTACCTATACCTATGTTAGCATTCCCTGCAACCCATAAATTCCCATTAACCATTAATGGTTGGAAATTAGTTCCGTCATACGCTTGAATATAGTTATATGCTGAACCGCTTGTGTAACCAATAGTTACTTGTCTTGAATTGGTAGTATTGGTCATAATAAATCCTACCCCACTTGCACCACCACTTGCCGTTACACTACTTGAGAATGTAGCTGCTCCTGTAGAGGCTATTGTAAGAGCCGTTGTTAATGAAGATGCACCATTAACTCTTACGTTTAAACTGTGGCTAACATCTAAATAACTTGCAGAACTGTCAGTTACAAAATCAAAATACCTTCCTGAAGATATATTTTGAACCCTTAAATTTCCACTAAACCTTCCTGTGCCTGTTACATCAAGTTTATAAGTATCATTAGTGTTTCCTATTGATAAATTTCCTGAAGCGTTTAACGTCATTGCTTGGGTAAAGGATATAGCGTTACCTGCCGTTCCTGTTCCTGCTATGCGCCACCCGTGAACGCCATCGTTAATTTGGTACATTGCAGCGTTTCCATTTGCTATATACGAGTTACCACTTGCACCATAATAAACATTTTGTCCAAAATTTATTACTGTACTTGTTGCTCCAATTGAACCTTGTGTTCCTATCTGAAAACCAGTATAATCAACCCACGCACTCGGTGTAACTCCTAATCCTAAATTGCCTGAAGCGTCAAGAGTCATTCTATTAATGACATTAGTTCTAAATATTAATGGAGTAGCATCTCTTGTTCCTATTAATGCTGAAGAACCTGTATTTTCAATACTTAATTTACCTGTATTACCAACCCCATTTCCAACTTGTAAATAACCAATTGTTCCTGTTATTATCGCCTCTCTACCAATATATATACTTGAACCATCATCTTGTATCGCACTATTCCCTATCGTACTTGCACCTGTAAATTTAGGTAGGTAGTTAGTAGTACCTGTTCCCGTTACTGGATTGGTTAAAGCGTTTTGCTTGTTGTTAAACGTAGTCCAATCGGTGCTTGATAATAAACCTTGTTGAGAACCACTTGCAGTTGCAATAGCTAAAGTAATAGTTCCATTTGTTGTAATAGGTGTTGAGCCAATAGTTACTCCGCTTGTTGCAGAAGATAAGCCTACACTTGTAACTGTACCTACACTCCAAGACCTATTTGCACTTAAATCATAAGCCGTTCCGTTAATAGTTAAAGTTCTACTTGTTGGAACATATCCGCTTAAATCGGGTGCGTATTGTGGTACGTTTAAAACACCCGTTGTGCTATTGTATGTCGCTGCTCCGCTTGTTCCTGTTGTTGTTAAGCTGATTGCTGCACGGGCATTGGCATCTGTATATTGCGTAATAGTAGAAGCAATTACTCCCGTTGTGTTATTATAGCTAATCCCTGCACCTGCACTTAAAGCCGTTAAAGGAATATAAGCATTAGGGTTAGAAGCTAAATAGTAAGTGCTATTATCGTAGCTGATAGTTGTTCCGCTAATTTTTACAAAGCCTGTTCCGTTTAATGCTGCTTGTTTACCATTAAAAGTATTCCAATCAGTTGAGCTTAAAAAACCATTTGTTGATGTATTAGCTTGGCTAATTGAAAAAGCACCTGTTCCATTATTGTATGATAAAGGACTTGATGCGCTTAAAGAACCTAAAGTAATATAGTTAGCTCCGTTAGTTAATTGGTTTGTATTCGTAGGGATAGTAATAACACCCGTTGTAGAATTGTAAGCACCGCTACCTGCCGTAAAACTTAATGCTGCACGGCTACGAGCATCGGTGTAATATAAATTAGTACCTTCTGCTATGTTTGTTGTAGTACCTGCTACCTTAGTCCATAAACTTGTTGCGGTCTTGTATTGTAAAATATCGTTGTTGTCTGGACTTTGTGCAGCTACGTTATGTAGTTCATCCATTTCGTAGCCGTTTTGTATTTTAACTTCAATTACCCCTTGTGTCGGGTGCGCCCTTACTACAATACCAACATAAACTAAGTGCTGAGGTGCGTAAGGTTTTGTACTTGTAAAAGTACCTGCCGTTGTAGGACTTAAATAAAGTTGAGTACCTTCTGTATATGCTTGAGTGTCTAAATCGCTTATGCGACCTGCAACCACTACATATCCGTTGTTATTATTTGTAATATCGTTTCGTACTATGCCATAAGTTTGTGCGCTTGTACTATCGCTCGTTGCAAGAGCCTTAGTAATCGTTGGCAAGTTACCTTGACCGCCATTGATATATACAATCGTTCCCTTTGTTAAAGTCGCACCTGTTTTATTGTAAACTTCAGTTATTAAGTTTTGTGCTTCATTAATTACTCCAGGGAATGTAACTAAGTTACCTGCTCCGTTTATGTATTGAGTGCTATTACCTGCAAAGCCTATGTTAATAGTTCCGCTTGTAGTTACAGGACTTCCCGTAATTGCTAAAGCATCTCCGCTTCTTGATACCGCTACACTTGTAACTGTACCCACCGCACCGCTTGAACGCTGCCAGATAGTACCGCTATAAATCACATAATCGCCCACCGCAAAAGTAATAGGACCTGCGCCAAAGTTTACTGTTCCTGCTACGTTACAAATATAAACATCGCCCGTGTCGCCCGTTCCGTTTGCAAGTGTTGGCGTGTTAGTAGATGCGTTCCAAGTTCCCTTGTATTCCATAATAGAACTCGGTAATTGACTAATAGGCACTTTACCTTGACTATCCAAAGAAGCATAACCATTAGCATTGCCCTTCTCACTTCTTAATTGATAAGTATCTAATAAAGCTTGTGAAGGGAACACTTCTACATAAGCCGAGCCACTCCATAAATAAAGTTTCTGCGTGTCTTTAGCACAATAGATTACATTAATATCGCCAACCGCAGGAAACCCTGCAAGGTTAGTATAAAACGAAACCGCACCGCTAAATATCGCCCCTAATTGAGCAAGTGTAATCTTCTTACTTACTCCTGTTGTCGGGTCGCCTATAATAGTTAAATCGGTACTAACTGGTGCTAACTCGGTCGCTAATTGGTTAATTTTTTTTCCTATCATTCTGTATAGTTATAGATGCTCGGTACTTGGCATCTGTCGTTTAAGTAAGGTAATTCCATTGTAATGTCTATCTTAACTCCTGCAAGATAGTCAGGGTCGCTCTCTGTAAAGTAAGTCAAAGGAGCGGTGTCGCCAATATCCCAAATAGCTTTAGGATAACGTAACTGAGCCACTATGTCTTGACCTACTAAAGTCATATCGCTAAGAACTTCGGTTTCGTTTGTTTCTTCCATTAACATTCTGTCCATAAAATAAAGGCTAAAATTATAGGTAATATTTTTAGCGTTTATAGTTGCACCCGTTAAAGTGTAGAACATAGCAGGGTAAGTAACCTCGCCATTGCTTAAACGTTCCCACACATCGCCGAAGTAAACAAAGTTAATTTGTTCGTGGTCGTTTCCGAGTGTCGTTATTTGCTTGACGATTTGGTTTAACGTTAGGCTCATTCTTAATTTTTTCTAAATAAACACGAAGCTTATTTTGGTTTTTTATTGTTGTTACTTTGCTCATATTTAACAATCGCTACAACCTCTATTCCCTTGATAAAGTTCCTCGAAGCTTTTACCTGCGCAGCAATCAAAATCGCCTAACCAAATGCTCGTTGTATAAGCATCATTCTCAGGGTGTATCGCATCAATGCCACTTCCAGGATTAAGGTACTCAGGATAAAGTGTTGAATATTCTTTTAGGTATTTAATCATTCTTTGCTTGTAGAACTCAGCACGAGCCTTATATCTATTCGCCACGTCAATCATATCCTGCATAGAAGGGTTCTCGGTATTCTCGCCACTCTTTCTTAATAACCCTTTATTGTAGAATTGATAAGACAAACCCATTGGCAACTCACTAAGTACATAGTGTACTAAAGTATCTGCGATGTATTGGTCTAATAATATTACCTCGTTAGCGTTCAAGTTGTTTGCCGTAATACCTGCTTGTAAACGATTGTACAAAGCACTTCCAAGCGCAGGTAAGATGTACATATCTTGTGCGGTCTTAATCTCAGGCAATACAAGTTTCTCGTCTACGTTAGCGTGTAAGCCAGAGCGGTCTTTAATATTCTGTACGCTTATGAATAATGTGTTCAAGCTCATTTCTTATTTTTTTCTCTTTACTACGTTTGTTTTCCACTCGTGCCTACAACTTGGCTCGTGAATGTTAGTACCTTTTACTGTATACCAACCGCCACCTCTATTCCATACGCTATAACCAAGCCTTGCACTCATTGACTCAATCTCGCTACGGCTATACATCTTCTTAGCATCTAATAAGTGTACGCAGAATGGTCTGCTTGTACGTTTGTCGGCATTACTAAAGCCCGACTTCCACTCGTAAGAATAACGAATTAATATTTCTGTTGTTGTAGGTTTTACTGCACCAACTGTTACGCCTAATGGCTTTACTAATTCTCTCTCTATAATTACATTTGAATTATCGCCTTTGCCTATTGTCTTAGAAATAGTTTTAATGATGTTTCTTTCTTCTAAGCTTTTTAGAATAGCAACAATTTCAGGAATAGTAACCTTTAAAACATCGGCTAAAACATCGGTTGTAATGTTCTTTTGTTTGCTGATTTGGTCTAATACATTTGCTTCTAATTGGTTTACATCGGCAAATGTTTGGTAGTCGTCATCATCGCTAAATCTTGTCTTACTTTTAAAGATTTCGAATTGCTCTCTATCTTCTCCAAACTCATAGAATATCTTGTAGTCATCTTCGCTAAACTCTAACTCTTCAGAACCTAACCAAGTAGCAACTTCTTCATCGCTTAAAGCATACCCACCCTTTAACATAGAACTTGCTTGTTCTCTTGTTATCTTGCCCTTATTAAAATCTCTAATAATACGCTGCATATTCTGCCACTCTCTACCTTTCAAACCTTTAATATGCTCGTTTACGCTTAAAGGACTTGCTGCCATTGGTTGCTCACTTTCAATAGGCAATCCATATTTAGTAGGGTCAATACCAAGCTTCTCTAATATCCATTCTTTTGGTGCTACTTCTTTAATTACGCTTTCGCTAAAGTCAATACCGATTGGGTCTACTGGTTGAAGCTTTAACTCTTCGGTAACTCCTGCATATTGACCTAACATATTAAATACGCCTTCGATTTGCATTTGCTTATATCTAACATAAGTGTTGTTAAATATCTCGTAGCTATCTCGCATCTGTTGGCGGTTGCCTAATTGACCAGGCACGGCAATACCAAACAAGTCAGGGCTTGTAATTTGGTGTCCGCTAAATATGTTAGTTTGTATTAACTCGTCTACACGGCTAAAATCTTCTTTAGTTAAATCACTTGCACCTAAATCATCTACAATAGGCTTACGGGTTAAATCGTTTACAAACGCAAGTAAATACTTCTTGCCGTCTGCACCCGTATACATATTGTCGAATTGTCTACTAACAAGTCGCTTCTCTTCAGGGCTTGGTTCTCCGTTTGGTAAAGTAATAAGTTTACTTGCAGAAAAGCCTGTTTGAGCATTACCTAAAACGTGCTTACTAACTTCAACATCACTTTCGATGTAATTAAGCGCACCAAAATAACCAGGAAGGCTATAAACATTCATTCCTGGGCGATACTCCTTTACATAAAGTATCTGCACACCTTGTGGGTTAGCAGGGTTAAACGCATTGTAAATCTCAGCTTTTTCTTGGTTGCGTGTAGCTTTCCAATCTTCTTTATACCAGAATTGAGTATTGTCTTTGTTGGTTCTAATTTTTGTATAATCACAATGCCATAACTCAGCAACTTGACCGCCCATTACAGACCAAATAACTTGGATATAAGCACCGCCAAATAGTTCTAAATCTAAAGCAACCTTTTTAGTAAGGTCATTAAGGGTCTCTTCTCTATTAACCTTCTTAACCATATCTTGCTCCCCTGCCCAACCATTGCCGACAATGTAATTAACCTTGCCACGAATGATAGCGTTGTGCTTTGCAGATTTGTTAAATAGGTCTAATAAATACTGCGGATAGTCATTGTTTTGACCATACTGCATATACCCTTCGCCTTTTTTCTCTTTATATTCTGGTTGCTTTGCTTCCGCAAATGTCAATACTTGTATTTCCATTATTGTCTAATTGTGAATGTGCTTGTTGTTTCGTATTCTGTGAATGATATAGTTGTACCCTCGAGTTCCATAATGCCTGTTTCAAGCAGGTTTAAGCCCGTAGGGTTTGTATTTGAAGGACTTGCTTGTTCGTAAATTGAGTAAGTATATTGCCCGTTTAAAGACGTATTAAAGTAGCTATTAACTACAATGCTAAACTCATTGTACCTTTCCTTGTAAGCACTTATGTCCGTATTGTTTAGCTTGACAAATTTGATGTCCGTATTTGTGCTTCTATTCTCGAAAATAAATAGATAATTAGGACTTGTAAGCGTTTGCTTCTCAGTCAAGGTAAGTATTATATTTTGGGTTTGCCCCTTAGTTAATCTTATCACAACTATAAATATAAACTATTGCGATTGTTTGCAAAATAAAAAACCCCCGAACAATTAAGTCCGAGGGCATCTATATACAAAACCAAAACAACCTAAGAACCTGCGGTGGTTAATTGACCTGCCACAGTTGAGTTTACTTCTGGAGCAAGGGCTGGCTCTGCACCTGTAAAGGTAAGAGTGTAACCGCTTCTGTCTCCTTCAGCCGTACCTGTACCTGCGCTACCGCCTGTAAGGTCTAAGCCTCTTTGTTTTCCTAAGTACCAGTATTTGCCATTGTTATCTTTGGCAACCGCTACTAAAGTGTTTTGAGCCAACAACAAGATTTCGTTTCTTGTGTTAGCTTGTAATTTGTTTAATACGATAGTTAATTCAGGAGCGTAGAAGATAGTTCCGTTTTGTACGTTTGCATTAACATTCTCAACTAATTGAGAAGTGCCTTTTACAAGTTCGTACTTAAAGAATTTCTTACCTGCTGCCTTTACTAAAGCGGTAATTACACCACTTGCTTCGGTAGTTGAGGTAACATCTCCTGCTGCCATAAAATAAACTTCGGTTATACCGCCTAAACTGTCTTTACAGTCAAGGGTATAATTTTGAGTTAAAGCACAAGCCATTGTTATTGAATTAAATTAGTTTGAAAAAATGGGGGATATATTTCAATCCCCCGATAAATTATGCAAGGATAAACTTCACTACTTCGTCAGGGAAGGCAATGTTTACACCCATCTTAAACTCAGATACGAAACGTACTTGGTCAGCTTCTTTAGCATAGAAAATTTCAAACTTCTCTTCTTCGTTCAATAAGTCAGTACCTAAGAACATATTGCTTAAACGCATAGCGTAAACTTTGTTAGTTCCGTTAAGACCTGCAACTGC